TTTCCGCGCGGAATCATACAAACAGAAAAGCCACCTGAGCTTCCTCAGATGGCTTTAGTCTGGTTGACTGCTTCAGAGCTTGCGCGAACAGATTTCCACAATTGGCCTCGTTTAAAATGCTTGAATTATCATTGTTTTCATCGGAGCATAAATCCAAGTCAACGGTATTGCTATCCCCGAAGCAATTAAAAACCAGTTTCAATCGGTTGCCATCATCGTAAACATAGGCTGCGACCAGAAATGTGTTGAAAAGGTCTTCCTGATACTGACGGTCGTAAACATCGCCGTTCCTGAATAACAAAAGGCTTGATATGAGGTTTTTACGATCAACGTGAACGAGGTCTTCTTTTGCTGAGTTCAGTTTGGCGCTTAAATCTGACTGTTGAGCCTCCAACTCAATGAGCCGGTCGCGGGTCGTGCTTGTAATGACACCCTGTTCAATGGCCTTCATCACATTTGAGATAGAGGACTTGATGTCGGCTAACTCATTCTCCAAAGAGGTGATTTGAAGCTTTCGGTCTTCATCTTCCCAGTATTCGATAGTTTTATCTGCAATCCATTCAATGACATCATCAGTCAGACAATATTGCTTGATGGCTTGGGCAACTGCTGGCTCGATGATATCCCGGCGAATATTCTTTTTGTCACAGGTGCGTCCCACGCGCCTATTCTGGCAGGCGTAATAATGATGAATGGTTCCGGTCTTGGAAGTGCCGGACATTCCGATCATGTAGCCCCCGCAGTGTCCGCATCGTAGCTTCCCGGTCAGAAGGTAATCATCTTCGCCGGGGCGATGCCGGCCGTTTTTCCTTCGGTTTCTCATCCTGATTGCCTCCTGAACCTTGTGCCACAGGCGGTCATCTATAATGCGCGGAACACCGCCCTCAATGCGAGTTTCACCGTAAATGTAAATCCCGCGATACCTTTCATTGGTGCATAGGCCGTGAAAACTGCATTTGTTCCACTCGCCATTGCTGCCGGTTTTGATACCCCGGCGGTTTAGATCACGGGCAATGCTCGTATTGGTTTCACCAGAGGCGACGCGCGTGAACACCTCCCGGACGACTGCGGCGGCGGGTTCATCCAAGACGACTTTTCCGTCGGAACCGCGCTTGTAGCCGAAAGGCTGCTTTCCGTTTGCGATGCACTTGCTGGCGTTGTCCATCAGACCGCGGCGAACATCCTCTGCCAGATTGTCCGAGTAGAACTGGTTGACATTCATCATCGACCGCAGAGCAAACCGACCAGCCGCGCTGTCGTCAAAATCTTCCTCGGCATAGTAGACTTTGACACCGCAGTCAACCAGACGAGCTTCGTTCACCATCGCCTGCATCATATTTCTGCCCATGCGGTTGGACTTCCATGCAAGCACATAACAGAACTTCCCGTCCTCAGCATCATTCATCATACGTTGGAATGCCGGGCGATTGTCGGTGCGGCCGCTGATTGCCCGGTCTTCGTAGGTCACGGTGATTTTCAGACCCAGCGAAGCAGCGTATTTCCGGCAAGCCTCAATCTGCTGCTCGATGGAAACATCCCTCTGGTTGTGGGACGAGTAGCGGGCATAGATGACGGCATCGCCGCTTGCCTGTTTCTTTTTTCTTGCCATTGTAATTTCCTCCGAGGTACACTTTGACAAGCCTACCCGGAGGTGGTACAATAACATCTGTGAGGTTAGCTGTTATTACCCTCTGGGTAAGCTGATCTGGAACGCCTGCGGTGTTGGTAGCACCGTGGGCGTTTTTTATTTCAATCAAAGATGCTTACTTCTTACATATCAAAAACGGAAAAATCCGCCAAAACGCTGACAACGTTGCAGCATCCTGTTATATTTGAGCCACTTCCGGGAGCAAATACGGCAGAAAAGAGGTGGACTATGTGGAAAACAAGAAATTTGAAGATGAGCTGAAGGAACAGCTTCGGAAGATTTCTGTTAAGCAGAGGATAATGCTGCTTCGGCTTATTCGTTCTGAGCGAGAAACTGAACGTAGCTCAGAGCCTGCTGCTTTTTCTCAGAACTGAGATTAAAAATCGCTTTCATAATTTCCGCATCCAGCTCGTCCTCAGCAGAGAGGGCGAGCTTTTTGTTTTCGGGGTCATCAAACATTAAATCCACGGGCATGTCATCAACATTTACCAGCAAGTCTGTAAGGGTCATGCCCATTCCAGACGCAAGCTGCTTTAACCTTGGAAGGGTGGGGGTGACAGGTAAACCGGTGCTTGGATTGATGCCCTTTTCCAACATAGAAATATAGCCATTGGACAATCCGCATTGATTGGCAAACTGCCGCTGGGAGAGCCCGTGATCTTTCCTATATGCGGAGATTAAGTCGCGAAGTGTCATGTTGTTTCCCTCCAAATTGTTTAATCTATTATACATTCAAAGTGACGGAATTGTCAATGGACTTTGTGTAATTTTTTGAACAAAAATTGTTCAATCGGGTTGACAATCCGGCGTGGAAGGTGTACTATGGGTGTGCAATCGGTTAAACAAAACCGGTGCATGAAGCAGGAATGGAGGTGAAATTGATGGGTTTTAAGATTAGAGAGGTTCGGAAGTCGCTGAAAATGAGTCAGGAGGAGCTCGCAGAAAAAAGCGGTGTGAGCCGAGGAACCATCGTTGCGCTGGAAAGTGGCGCAGAGCGCGTCACCACAACAAAAACATTGGTTGCACTGGCGATTGCAATGGGTGTCAGCGTGGACCAAATTTTTTTTTGCTGATGATGTTTAATCGAATGAACACTCAACGCAGGGAGGTTCCCATGAACACCGACATCCACGTCCGGTTGGACGAAATCAGTCCCGAAGATACCGCTCGGCTGGCGCGGGGCTGCAAGAGGCTCTACCTCAACATCATCGCCATGCCGGGCGGGCAGGAAAGGCTGGATGCCGCATGGGAGGCCTACCAGCAACGAAAGAAAGGAGGATGTCCCAATGGTTGAACTTCTCATGTTTCTGTACGGCGTTGATGCCGACCAAGCCGCGGCCAGATGCCCGGCGGCGTGGTTTGGCGTGATCGTGATGGTCATCGGGGTTCTGGGCTGGCTGGACTACTACGGCTGTTTCGATAGCCTTGGCCGTTGGCTGGGCAAGGTGCTGAAGGAGGTGCGCGATGTATTCTCCGTTTGACCCGACCGATGAAGAAGCGGGCTACCCGGAAGAACCCCGCTGTCCGCTGTGCCATGAGCGCTGCGATACCATCTACCGCACTGATGATGGCGCAATCGTTGGCTGCGACCGCTGCTTAGAGGCCGCAGACGCATGGGAAGTCAACGAGTGCTTCCCGGAAAAGGAGTGATTTTATGAAAGGTTTGGCAATCAACACCGAGAATCAGATGCAGTTTAAGGACTTCGGCGAACCGCTGCTGGACAACCTCCAGAAAGAGGTCGGCGGTTGCATCGAGGTGGTTCATCCCAAGTATCTGCCGGAAGGACTGTGCATGGTGATTGATGATGAGGGACTGCTGAAAGGCTACGCCATCAACAGCATTGCCAGCATTCTCTACGGTACGCTGGAACATGGTCAGCCCATTGTGGGCACCGCTGTGATTCTCCGTGAGGGCTTTGTGGCCGGGGAGCTCGACTTTATGAGCCTGGATGACGGAGATGAAGTTGGCCTGATGCTCTTGTTCTCTGCACTCGGCATCAGCATCAAGAACGAAAGCGAGGCCGAGTGATGGATCTGGAAAAATTCTACTTCACCTACGACAGCGATGGCGGCCAGCCATACTGCGGTGGATGGTCCGAAGTTCTGGCCCCGAACCGCAGTCTCGCATGCACGGCGTTCCGCATGATTCACCCGGATAACTTTCCCGGATTTTTGAACTGTGCCAGCGTGTACAGCGCAAAGGAGTTCGAGAAAACCAAGATGTTCGGCTCGGAGGGCAACTTCGGCCGCCGCTGCCGGGAAACCATCACACTGAACATCGCTGTCAGCAAGACCGAGGAGGTGATTTTTTGAAAGTAAGAGGTAAAAAGCTGACCCGCCGCCAGAAAGAAGCCCTCTCTGCCGCCGGCTGGGACTGCACCGCATATCTCTGGGTTCGGGATGTCCCGAATGGCATGGTGCTTCTGAACAAGGGCACCGGCAAGACCGTTGTTTTTGAAAAGTGAAAGGAGGATGCCACATGGCAAAGGAAACCACATTGCAGGTCATCGAACTGCAGCAACTGCCCATCATCGTGGAGCGGCTGCATAGCGTAAAGGCTGACATTGAGCAGCGCACGGCTGAAGCTCTCTCGCTGGTCTGCACCGAGCAGACCTATAAGAGTGTCAAGGATGCCCGTGCGCAGTTGACCAAGGAATTTAAGGAGTACGAGGCCCAGCGCATTGCTGTCAAGGACAAAATCCTTGAACCGTATGCCGAGTTTGAGAAAGTCTACCGCGAGTGCGTGACGGTGCCGTTCCAGACCGCAGATGCAGAGCTGAAACGGAAGATTACGGACGTTACTTCTGGTATCGTGTCCCAAAAGACGGATGCCGTTCAGGAGTATTATAACGAGCTGGTGGAGGCCGCTGGCATTGACTGGATGGACGATTTGACCTACCGGCCGAAGGTCAACATGAGTGACAGCGTAACTGCCCTGAAAAAACAAGCAAAGGCGTTTGTGGACGGTATTGTGTCCGACGTGGCTGCAATCGAAGCCACGGAAAACTCTGCGGAAGTTATGGTGGAGTACCGGAAGAACCTCGATCTGCCCGCAGCTATTAAAGCCGTGGATGACCGGCACAAGGCGCTGGAAGAACAGCGCAGACGGGAAGAAGAACGCCGTGCCCGGCAAGCGGAGCGTGAAGCCGCCGCAGAAAAGGTTCGCGCCGCTGCTGCGGCTGCGGCCCAAGAACAGCCCGAACCGGCGCAGGAAATCTCCGCAGACCCGGAAATGGCCGTGCAGCCTGAACCGGAACCGGTGCCGCAACCCAAGCCGGAACCCATCTTTATGACCCGCTTCTACGCAAAGGGCACTAAGGCCCAGCTCGTCGGTTTGAAGCATTATCTTGAAAAGGAAGGTATTGAATATGGCAACCTCTAACAATCAGCTGCAAGCGCAGCAGAAGCCCAAGTTCTCCGTGGCAATCACCACCAAGGGCTACCAGTCCTTGATTTCCAACACCCTGCGCGACCCGGCCCGCGCCCGCCGCTTTACGGCCAGCATCACCTCGGCGGTAGCCGTCAACCCGGCTTTGCAGGAATGCGATGCCGGCACGATTCTGGCCGGTGCCCTGCTGGGCGAAAGCCTGAACCTCAGCCCGTCCCCGCAGTTGGGTCAGTATTATCTGGTCCCGTTCAAGCAGAAAGCCAAGTATGACCGCAACAATCGACTGATCCGACCGGAAATCATCATGGCCACGTTCGTGCTTGGCTACAAGGGGTATGTTCAGCTGGCATTGCGCAGCGGTCAGTATGCGGATCTCGATGTGATGGAAATCAAGGAAGGGGAATACCTCGGCAAAGATTCGCTGACCGGCAAGGCGAAGTTCCAGTTTATCGAGGATGATGACCAGCGGGACGCGCTGCCGACGGTGGGCTATATGGCATACTTCGAGTATCTCAATGGGTTCCGCAAGGTGCTGTACTGGTCCAAGGAAAAGATGATGAACCATGCCGACACCTACTCCAAGGCTTTCAGCCGCCAGAAGTACGAGGAGTTGCAGGCGGGAAAAGTCCCGGAAAGCGAAATGTGGAAGTATTCCTCTTTCTGGTACAAGAACTTCGATGATATGGCAAAGAAAACCCTGCTTCGCCAGCTCATTTCTCGCTGGGGCGTTATGAGCATCGAGATGGCCAAAGCCTTTGAGAGCGACAACACCGTGTCTATGGTGGACGGCAATGGCGAAATCGTCACCGAGCCGGAATCTATGCCTGGCGCATCCGAACAGCCGGAACTGCACACCGGGAAACCGGATGTAGGTGATGGTCAGGGCGCTCTGCCGCACGGAGATATTTCTCAGGGAGAACCGACAACCGTAGAAACGGTAGTTGACCTCAGTTCGTTATGATCAACTACAACATCATATCCACCGGAAGTCAGGGAAATGCGGTGGTGATCGAGCAGAAAATCCTCGTTGATTGCGGGGTTTCATTCAAGGCATTGGCAGCAGAATGCCGGACGTTGAAGCTGGTGCTGCTGACCCACATCCACAGCGACCATTTCAAACCGTCAACGATCCGCTTGCTGGCCGAGAGCCGCCCGACACTCCGATTTGCCTGTTGTGCTTGGCTGTGCAAGCCGTTGGTGGACGCAGGAGTGCCCATCGCGCAGATTGACGTTTTGGAACCGGGGCACCTGTATGGATATGGCATCTGCAACGTCATTCCGCACATGGTCAAGCATAACGTTCCCAACTGCGGGTGGAAAATTTGGCTGGATGGGAGAAAGCTGTTTTACTGCACCGACATGAACAACTTGAACGGCATTTCCGCCCCGAACTATGACTTATACATGGTCGAGGCTAACTATGACGACAAGGAGATTCAGGCCAAAATTGCAGAGAAAAAGCTGACCGGCGAATACATCTACGAGAAGCGCGTTCTGCGGAATCACATGAGCGTGGCAAAGGTCAATGACTGGCTGTATGCCAACATGGGGCCAAAGAGTGCCTATATCTATATGCACTGTCATCAGGATAAGGAGGATGCCACATGACCGGACGGCTGGTGGATATGTCTTTTACCCTTGGCGGAAAGCAGCGCGTCACGTTGGAGATCAATGGGGACTTCCGGGAGACGTGGGACAAGCTACATCTGGAACAGGTGCTGGATATTGAGATCAAGAAGCACAGGGAGAAGCGCAGCCTGTCGGCAAATGCTTACTTCCATGTGCTGGTCAATAAAATCGCTGCCGAAACAGGGGAGAGCGACGACGAGGTCAAGCGGCGGCTAGTGGTGGCCTATGGAGCACTGGCCCGCGATAAGGACGGCCATGTGATCGGTATCAAGCTCCCTGCTTCTGTGGACGCAACGGAAATCTACCAATACGTCCGCTACTACGAAACCCGGCAGGAGAACGGCAAAGACTTTGCCTGTTACTTCGTTTATAAGGACACCCATCGGATGGACACAAAAGAATTTGCCCATCTGGTGGATGGAGCAATCACCGAGGCCAAGGAACTGGGTATCCAGACGGATACCCCGGAAATGGTGGCCCGGTACAAAGAAGAGTGGTCGAAATGACCAGAAAGGAAAAATTATGAATATGGAAAGAGAACGACTGATATCGGTCCCCCTCACGGAATACAAGGATTTGCTGTCGGCCAAAGCGGAGCTTGAAATCATCTATCACAAGCTGGAGAACTGCACGGGCACCACGGAGAAGTACACGTTTCACGAATTTGTCCAGAATGTGCATGAGGCTTTGCACCCGGCGCAGTCGGACACTGAGGTTCCTGTTCCTGTCATTCCGGGTATGGCTGAACCGCTGGTTGCAATGTGCGCTCAGGACACAGTGAGGTCAGCCAATGCTGAACAGCTGTGATTTTCAGGGGCGCTTTGCCGCTGATCCGGAGCTGCGGACCACCCAGAGCGGCAAGACGGTTGCCAGCTTCCGCATGGCCGTTGACCGGGACATGGTCGGACAGGACGGCAAGCGTCCTACGGACTGGCTCACTTTCACGGCATGGGGCAAGACGGCAGAGTTCGTCAGCAAATATTTCCGAAAGGGGAGTGCAGCAACGGTTCATGCCCGCTGCCAGACCCGCCAGTATCAGGACAAGAACGGAAATAACCGCACGGCGGTGGAGTTCGTTGTGGACAACATCTATTTTGCCGGTGCGAAGTCTGACGGTCAGCAGCAGAGCGGCTATGTGGATGACGGCGGGACGAATCCTCCGGCAACATACCGGAGCCAGCAGCCCCAGCAGATGGGCTTTGCGACCCAGAATCAGCGGCAGCAGTGGCAGGGCGCAAACGCGGCCCCGGAGGTCGTGCAGCCGGCATACTCGCAGGGCGAAGCGGACGATTTCTCGGTCATTGACGATGCTGATGACCTGCCGTTCTAAGGAGGTCTGCTGATGGCAACTGGCAAAAGGTACTACTGGATAAAGCTCAAAGATTCGTTCATGAATTCAGAAGTGGTCGATTTTCTGATGAGCCAGCCAAATGGTGCTAATTACGTTGTCCTCTATCAGATGCTCTGTCTCAAAACTATCAATACGGGTGGCCGCCTTACATGCCAGATAGGCGATATCATCATACCTTTCGATATGGGGAAGATTCAGCGTGACTGTAAGTGGTTTTCGCTAGACACCATCCGCATTGCTCTTGGGCTTTATAAGCAACTCGGACTTATCTATGAGGAACAGGACGGAACATTGGTTCTCGTCAACCACAATGAAATGGTCGGTAGCGAAACCGATTATGCCGAAAAGAACCGCAGAATGCGCAGTAATGCAGCAAACAAAAGGCTACAGTCTGGACAAGATAGCGGACACGAAAGTGGACACAATGTGTCTACTAATGGTGGGGAAAATGTCCCCATAGAGATAAGAGATAAGAGAAAAGATATAAGAGATAGAGAGAATAGAGATAAAGACAACGGTACTACGGCTGTTGACCCCGGACTGGCGCAACTGGTCCACTCTTTTGAGGATAATCTCGGCGGTTTCCCGCCAGCAGCGCGGGAAGACCTGCTGGAATGGCGAGAGATTTTCGCGGATGACCTCATCATGATGGCCATTAAAAAGGCGGCTCTGGCCGGTGTTCGCAAATGGAGCTATGTCAACGGCATCCTAAAGGTGTGGAAGAAAGAGGGGGTTAAGACCCTCGGCGATGTGCAGGCTCGCGACCAGAGGTATAACACCCCGGCGGGGCAGCAGCCCGCCCGTAGCGCCGCAGACGACTACGATGCAATTTTTGGAGGTCAATAATGACTGGCGAAAAACTTAAAGAGCTGATGATCTCGATTGACAACTATTTCGGGAAACAGCTCACGACCGATGAACGCAGAGCGAGGGCAGAAATCTATTATGCCGCGCTCAAGGAAATCCCGGACAATGTAGCAGCACGGGCGCTGGTTGAGGCGCTGAAGGTGTGCCGCTACCAGAACCAGTTGCTGGTTGACTGGTGTGCCGAGATTCGCAAGCAACAGGCAGAACAGCAGATCTCGCCCAATGACCTGTGGAATGAGGCTGCTGCCGCCGCCCGGAAAATCGGGGCAAACCTGTACTACATGGGCCACGGCGGGCTGGTGACCCCCACCGGAAAACTCACCGGCGAGGACTTCAAGTCCCGGAACGCTGAGATTTTCGCCGCCCTGCCGGTGGCGGTGCAGCGCTGGGCTGGCTCCCCGGCAGATCTGTCGGAGATTTTCAGCAGCCGCAGCAGCGCGGATCTGCGCCAGTTCGTCCGGCCGGGCTTTGACCGGGCTGTGCAGGATGCCCCGGTCGAGAGCTTGCAGCCCCCGGCCCTGCCCGGCGGGGCTACTCAAGCGCGGATTGGAGGTGATGAAATTGAGAAGAAAGCGTAATCACGGAGCGTTGCTCTGCCTGTCCGGTGTGCTGGCGGGCTGCATTGTGACCAGCGCCGTCTGCGGGCAGCGGGTGGACGAGCTGACCATGGAGCGTGACATCTACTCCTATCGTTACAAAAACTGGGAACAGACGGCCAGCGAGCGGGAAGAAACCATCGACCAGCTCCAAACCGAGCTGGACAAGCTCACCGCAGAACTGGCGGCACACAACGACCTGTCCCTTACATACATCGGTGCGTTCAGCTGCACGGCCTATTGTGCAGAGGAATACCCCCACATTTGCGGTGAGGGCCATGGCATTACATCCAGCGGAGCAAAGGCTGTGCCGGGCGTGACCGCAGCAGCCGATATCAGCATCCTGCCCTATGGCACGGTCGTGTATATCGAGAATGTGGGATTGCGGGTTGTCCAAGACACCGGAAGTGCCGTGAAAGGTAACAAGTTGGATGTGTGCGTAAACACGCATGAAGAGGCCCTGAGCTGGTCTGGGTACGGTTCCCGGCGGGTCTGGATTATTTCGGGAGGTGTTGAACCGTGAAAAAGCCGTTTGAGACCGAAATGGACGACACCAGACAGGCGGTTGGACAAATCGTGGGTTTGTGCACCACCATTGCGCTGCATCAGGAGTTCGGTGTCGGCAAGACCAGACTGGAGCGCATTAAAGCTAGAATTGACGAGTTGGAGAACCAGAACACCGAGGTCATTATGACCCCGGATGCCTACGGCAGACCCTCCAAGGACAAGGCTGAGGCCATCCGAGAAAGCTGGTTGGCTGGATATGTTTCTTCCGACTACCGAATCCCGATGGTAAGATTGCCTCGTGGACGCAAAGAGCAGCAGTACCGCATTGCTGGCGACAGGGCTGCCAAAATTGCTTGGCAGGTTTACGCCAAGGCGGTTATTGATGTGCTGCACTATGGTCCGGACCGCTTGGAACGGCTGCGCAAGGAAAGCCATGCCAATTATGAGCAGCTGAACAAGTGGGGGCATGAGGATGGTCTGGACGTTGCGATGGAAAAGCTGCGCCGCTGCGCTGCGGAGGCTATGCAAGCCCCGGAAATGGAAGTTTCTGATATTGATGGCAGCAAGGATGCTGCGGAAGTGGACAAGGAGTTCCGTAAGCAGCAGCTGAATTTCATCAAGCGTGTCCGGGCACAGGCCCTTGGGCGTATCGCAGCTACTACGCAGCCCGTCAACGTACTGGCCGAGCAGGGTGTGCAGGACAAGGTTCAGGAGATTATGCAGCAGGTTTCCCAGCAGTCTTTTGAGCGTAGGAGGAGACATTGGTATGGCACAAAATGAATACGGCGAGAAGCTGGACAGCAACGGCTATGCGCCCAGTGTCCTGCACGATAAGCCGACCTGTCTGATTTGCGGCCGCTTCGGAGTGGCCCGGCATGAAGTCTACTTTGGGCCGTATCGGGACAAGAGCAAGCAACTGGGCTTGTGGGTGACGCTCTGCCCTTGGTGTCATCAGAACGGCAACACGGCGGTTCACACCAACCGGGCGGCGGATCTTCGCCTAAAAAAGTGGGCACAGAAAAAGGCCATGGAATACTACGGCTGGCCGGAGGCGCGGTTCATCCAAGAGTTCGGGAGGTCTTACTTATGAGCGAAAATTGCCCGATTATCGCCATCGACCCCGGCAACACGCAGTCCGGCTACTGCGTAATTGACCAGCGCACCTTGCGTCCGCTGGAGTTCGGCAAGATTGACAACGCCGAACTTATGCAGAAGTTGGCCTCCGCTACGGAGCAGGGCTGGCGGTGGGCTGTCATCGAAATGGTGGCCTCCTACGGGATGCCAGTCGGCAGGGAGGTTTTCGACACTGTCCTTTGGATAGGCCGCTTCTACCAAACTCTGAACGCCTGCTGCTCGGTGCGGCTGCTGTGCCGTATCGAGGAAAAGCGGCATATCTGCCACAACACACGCGCCAATGATGCCGCCATCCGGCGGGCACTCATTGACCGCTTTGCAGACCACGACCTCAAAAACGGCCGTGGCACAAAGAAGGCCCCGGATTTCTTTTACGGCTTTAAGGCAGACATCTGGGCGGCATACGCCGTCGGCTTGACAGCCATTGAGAACCGGGAGAACGATTATAATTTTTCATCGAACAAATGAAAGGAATACATATCATGGATAACTACGAAAACGAAGCCTCCAAGTTTGCCGCTCAGCGCAACAAGCTGAAGAATATCTGCGAGGCCCACGACCTGACCTACACCTTCATCAAGAACGCCTACCCCATCAAGCTGATTATCCGCCCGGTCGGCGGCGTTGGGGAACAGATGTCCATGCTGGAGGCTGCAAGCGAGGACAGTTATATTTCCCCGGATGCTTACCTGTTGTTCACGATGAAGGATGGCGCTCTGGTTTACCGCATGAGCAAGACCTTCACCATCGAGGATGCCCTGTTCGGCAAAATCAAGAACATCTTCAAAAATATGCACTCCTACTACCTTCAGTTCTTCTTCCGGGATCTCATTGAAAGCGGCCGTCTGACGGCCATCGGTGCCAAGATGCCGGACATCCCGGAGCCTGCCGGAGAGAACACCCCTCCCGTGGTTCAGCCGCCGCAGGAAACCGCAGAAGCGGATAAAGCGGAATCCGATGATGAAGCAAAGGTTCTGGCGCTCATTGATACCAGCGGTGTAACGCAGCCCTATGTGGCGGATAAACTGAACATCAACCTCAGCGCGGCCACGGAACTGCTGGATAAGCTGGAAAGTAAAGACCTGATCGACTTCTACGATGGTCGTTACTACCTCCACAAGACGGAGGAATAACTCATGGCAAAGGCAGCAGTAACGCGCAGCATCCGCGACGACCATCAGAAGAACTTCCTCAAAATCTTCAACGGGCTGACAGGAAAGCATAGCCGCTGGGAGATTTGGGAGGACTTCGTCACCCTGACGGCCATCGAGATTTCAAATAGCACGGACAAGGTAAATGCCCCAGAGCGCACCAAGATGTATCAGACCATCATTTCCAAATACTCCACCAAGGAGCGGGAGGGCATGGCTGAAATGCTGGGCGAGGTAATCATGGGTATGGAGCAGAATCCTGACCAAGACTTCCTCGGTTCGCTGTACATGATGTGCGAGTTGGGCAACTCGCACGCCGGGCAGTTCTTCACTCCCTACGATGTGTGCCGCTGCATGGCCGAGATTACGTTCGACCCGAAGCTGCACCCGGACATGGAGGGATTCATCTCGGTATCTGACCCGGCCTGCGGTGCTGGAGCCACGCTGCTTGCCTTTTTGAACGTCTGCAAAAGACGGAATATCTGCTACCACAACAAAGTCCTTGTCATAGCCCAAGACATTGACTTCATCGTTGGGCTGATGTGCTACATCCAGTGCAGCTTCATGGGCTGCGCTGGATATGTAGTCATCGGTGACACACTCGTGAATCCGGCAACGGCCTACGACAGCCGCGGATTGCTGCCCGCAGGGCCACAAAATCGTATCTGGTATATGCCGCTCTTCTCAACCGACGTGTGGTATATGCGCCGCCAGATAGCGCAGATGAATCTACTGTTTGAACCGAAAGTCGAACCAGTAGAAATCGAAAAAGCAGATACTAAGCCCGCAAATTTGCAAAAATCTATCAAAAATGAGCCTAAAGCCCCGGAAAACGAGCCTCTTAACGAAACCAAAACCGGGCAGCTCACGTTTTTCTAACCCGAAATAAGAAAGGAGTATCCCTATGGCAGACATTGCTTACATCCCTATCCGGCAGCTGTACCCTCACCCCGATAACCCCCGCAAGGAACTGGGCGACCTGTCCGAACTTGCCGCCAGCATCAAGGAAAACGGCGTGTACCAGAACTTGACCGTAATCCCCGGCCACTACCTCAACAGCCGGGAGTACATCGCAAAGTGCGTTGACGAGGGCGGGGATGCAGCCGCAGCAGCGGCAGCATGGACACCCAAGGCTGTGTGGTCCAGTGAGGACTACACCATCATCATCGGCCACCGCCGGGCGGCAGCAGCGCAGCAGGCCGGGCTGTACGAGTTGCCCTGCGCCATCGTAGAGATGGACGAGCGGGAGCAGATGCAGACCATGATGATTGAGAATATGCAGCGGTCAGACCTCACCGTCTACGAACAGGCGCAGGGCTTCCAGATGATGATGGACTTCGGGCAGACTGTGGAGCAAATCTCCGACAAGTCCGGCTTCTCCCAGTCCACTATCCGGCGGCGCATCAAGCTGCTGGAACTGAACCGCGACAGCTTCAAGAAAGCCGAAAAGCGCGGTGCCACCCTGTCCGATTTCGCCCAGCTGGACAAAATCGAGGACTTGGAAGCCCGAAACCGGGTATTGGAGACCCTCGGTACGCAGAACTTCAACCGGGCTATGCAGGATGCGCTGGAGCAGCAAAAATGGCAGCACCAAAAGGCCGAATGGGTTGAGCAGCTGAAAAAATTCGCTACGGAAGATTCGCAGGCCTCCTACCAGACGCATGAGCATGTAAATGCGTACGGAAAGTGGGACACAAAAAAGGAAGTCGTCATGCCGGAAGATGCCGACAAGATCGCTTATGTCTATAAGGTCAGTGAAAATCAGATTGACCTGTACAAACCTCGCGATACGGAAGCCGAGGATGCCAGCAACTCGGCGAGGGAGGCCGCAAGAGCCACCGAGCAGCTTGCGAGAGAACAGTTTGCCGCTGTTACGAAGCTCATGTACGAGCTGCGCTGGGACTTCGTGAAGGACTTGACTCCCGCAGAGTGCAAAAAGCACCTGCCGGAAATCTTGACTTATTCCACCCCGATTTTGACCGAATATCGGCACATGGAGGATGACGAAAACGTGTTGCGGCTGCTCGGCATCGGTCTGGATGAGCAGATTCGGGAAGACACGGAATTGGAAGATGCCCTGAAAATGTTCAACGCTTACGATACCGAGCCGGAGAAGATTCTCTTGGCGGTTGCCTTCGATGCGACGGACGGTAGTCGTGAGGGCTACTGGAGCACGGAATGGAATGGGCCGACAGGTGCAAGCAAGTTCGTTCACCGCAAAAATGACGACCTCGACAGCACCTATGAATTGCTGACCGCCCTCGGCTATGAAATGGCCGATGACGAAAAGGCCTTGCAGGACGGCACCCACCAGCTTTTTGTGGTGTATGGATCCGGCAGCAAAGCGGACACGCCCTGCGACAAGTGCAGAGCTGCTCACCCTGAATGCGACAAATGCTGCAAAACTTGCGATGACCACTGCAATGCGTTCCAGCTGTGCAGAGGGGAGGATGCAGAAGATGTCTGATCCGAAAGAGTACGCTGACCGCCTGAAATTTGAAATTGAGGCTGCCGACTTCCTGACGACCGAAGACCGGGAGATGGTCTTTGACCTTATCGAAAAAGTGCTGGGTGAGGACTGACCTGCAGAAAGGATTTATCCATGAGAAAAAAGAATAACCGAAAACCGGTGCCCGGTGCCAGAGGGGTGCTCCGGCTGAGGTGCAAGTGCTGCGGCAGGGAATTTGGCACATTCCTGCATATCCCGCAGGTGAGCATTGGGTGCCATTGCGGCGCGACCATCAGCTTGGAAGGGCTGTGTGCATACGAGTTTGACTGCGAATGCTGCGGGGTACATACCTATGGCCTCACCAATATGACAGATGCAGATCTGACGATTCCTTGCCGCTGCGGCAATCCGATCGCGATGCGCTGGGATCCCTCCACGCGCCGGTATAAGGAATGAGGTGAAAGATATGTGGCGGATTTTCACGGTCATCGGGCTGGCAGTTGGGCTGTTTATGTGGGGCCTGTGCGCAGTTTCCAGCAACATCAGCCGCAAGGAAGAAAAGTCCAGTGGGGGGAGGAAAAAATGAAAATCATCACAGTTAAGCATGAGGTTTCGCCGGAACGCGGGAAATGCACATTCGGCGGGGATTATTGCGGAAAAGATGTGTGCAAGTACCATGCGCTTCGCACTCAAACCCACGGACGAAAGGCTCCGCCGGAGTACAGAAAACCGAAGTGTTTACTGTTCGACTGCTGGCTTGAACAGCCGTACAAAAAGTGTGAGGCTTGCAAGAAAGCGTGTATGGAGGCTGAATATGACAACGGAACGACTTCATTTCATGGTTGAATCTCCGGCCAACTTTGTTAGACTGGCCTGCACAATTCTTTTTGAAAAAAAAGAAGCAATGGCCGAATGGGCTGCCACATGGCATGACGTGTTCGATTGTGCCAATGGCGAACAGCTTTTTCTTCAATTCATGGAAGAACTTTTCCCAGACGGCTGCACCATTGGAGAAAAGGAGCTGAAACAGATAACGGATAGAGCAGTCCGCTACTTGCAAACCGAAACCCGCTGCCTTGACCTGAAAGCCGGTCACGATAAGTCTCGGTTTACCTACTGGGTGTCCTTTACTCCTGAACACAAAGTCTATGGATGCGAGTTCGCTCGGCATGAGGAAACCATTATTGAAATCCTTACCGCATTCTTCGGGAAGTCGATCGCAGGTTACAGCCTGGACACTTTGAAGCGCTTCATTCTCCGTTCCTTTGAAATCCGCTCTGATAATTCATCGGTACGGTCTATTGCGGAGGATGTAGACTTTATCCAACGGGCGGTATTTGCCCGGAGTTTTGGCAACGGCAGACAGGAGGTGCCGAAATGAAATGGGTTGCACTTATCTATGCAGCGGAGTGGATTTCAGTGGGGTTGGCGGTGTCAACCGCAATCAACGTCACCGGAAATCTGAGAGCGCTTTGGTTCTTTTTGATTCCGGCATTATTCGGCGTTAGCTATCATGATGGCAATGAGGGCGGGAAGAAATGAGTTGCTTATCCTGTGAGAACTACATACCCCTTCACCCGCCCATCCAGCGCACTGATGCCCAAGGCCAGACCTATACAGTTCCGGGCCTGTGCAAAATTGGTGCAGACCACATAATTTGTGGCCTTCCGGTCTACAAACCTACCGCAAGTTGTGATAAAATAGCAGAAGCACCGCCGAAAGGCGGCAGCTGAAGTGCATACGGAGGTAGGTTGTGACCATTCAGGAATTGTCCAAGTATTACGACATTCAGACGGCGCTCGAAAAGGATCGGGAGGTTTACGATAATCTGCGACAGAAAGCAGGTCCGGCCTCCCCGCAACTGACAGGAATGCCCCATGTTTCCGGCGTTAGGGATAAGGTCGGAGATTTGGCCGTGGAACTGGCCGACATGGAAGACCGCATTCAGTACTTAGAGGCGCAGGCCCAGACGGAACGGCTCAAAGTAGAGGCGTACTGCCGCAGCATCATGGATGCCCGGCTATACCTTATCTTCCGGCTGCGGTTCGTCCGCTGCCTGACGTGGGCGGAAATCGCCGGGAAACTCGGAAAGTGCTACACTGAAAATGGCGTATCCCGGATGGTCTACAATTATCTTTCCACACATTGATTGAGAGGCTCTGCCAAGCGCAGGGCCTCTTTTTTGTCTGGAGGTAAGGGGAGATGTCGGCGGACGATGGTAGACTGTTTGACATCGTGGGAGATGATGGTACACGCTTTGACATGAATGTAGATGACAACGGATAGAACCTGTGATATTATTAGGCTGCAAAATCCCAATCAAGCCAAGCGGCACTCACTATTTCCGGTGAGCGCCGCTATTTTATTGCACCGAAAGGAGGATATCCGTGCCGTGCGTTGCTCCTTTGCGCATGGCATCACCGCTGCACCTTGAAAATTCGGGGTGCAGCAAGCCGGGCACTTCGCCAGGCCCGGCCCAAAGAAGGAGTTTTCCGAATGTATCAGAAAATCAAAAACAAGTTCAAAGCAAACCCCACTCTGTTCTATGCCTGTTCCATTGTCGCATCGTGGGCGGGCGTGGGCAGCCTCATGAATTTCCGCACACTGGCTACCAGCAACGGCGCAACCGCAGCTATCATCTGGGCCGTGTTCAACTCGCTTTCCTGCATCCTCTTCGGTCTGTTTGCGGAGTACATCCCGACCGTCCGGCGTATCATGCGGAGCAAAGTGATGTTTTACTTCATCGGCTTTTTGACCATGTTCCAAACGTGGACACAGATGAGCGGCATCTATGAGATTTTTGGCGACACCCCGATTGGTACGCAGGGCGGCATGGTTATCGTCTATGCCACCTGCGCCATCTTCCTGCTTATGCTTCTGAAAGACGGCATGATCCGCAACGTTCTGTCCGATGGTTTCTCATGGGTGATAGTCTATGGTCTGCTGGCCGTTGTTGTCGTTGCAGCTCTGGTTCACACTCATGGCAACTTCGTCAACATCGACCCCAGCCTGAACGTTTCCGGTATCCAGACTGGCCTCTACAAAGGCTTTCTGCTGCTGCCCGGTCCGTTCACTTATCCGTACTACTACTCACTGTTTTCCTACAATGACAAGAACGATGATGGCACCCAGCACGGCAACATGAAAATGTCCTTTGTACTGGCGGGTGTGATGTTCGGCGTATACATGGTGCTGGCTGCATTGCTCACATGGGTAAATTTCAGCCCGCTGCTGAATACACTGAAAGCTATCCTGATCACCATCATTGCGCTGTCCTCGCTGTCCACCTATCTCTATGAAGCGCATTTCAAGGTCGTGACCGGCGCGCAGTCCTACACCGCAGCAGTGCAGGAAGCCGTGGATGACCTTGTGCAGCATCAGACGCACGTTATCTACCCCACCGGTCACCGGGACACCATCGAGACCGCCGTGCTGCGGGCAGTCCGCACCGGCATCAGTCAGGCCACCGGAAACATGACCTTGCAGGGCATGGAAGAGCTGGACTGGGACATCATCCTCACGTCTGCCCATCGCGGCGCACGTTACGGTGACGGCGGCCATAACCCCGGCAATCACTTCTGGTGGCAGGGCAAGTATTACAGCCGCACCGGACGAACGCCCGGCCTCCCGCTTTTTGTGCAGGCTACCGGCTTCGGCACCGGCGAAGGTCTGGGCGGCTATAACTGCCGTCACAGCTTCGGCCCCGGCGACCTGAACCACAATCCCTACCAGCATTTTGACGAGGAAGAGAACCGGCGCGTCTATGACCTGACGCAGAAGCAGCGGGCCAAAGAGGCGCGTATTCGCCACGATAAAATCGAGATAGCTGGATATAGGGCGGCAGCTAAAAACGCCGCTGACAGTGAGCTAAGGGTCGCTCTGGGCGATAAAGCCGCAAAAGCAGAGGCCCGGCTGGAAAAGCACATACAGGACTATAACCAGTTCTGCGCAGACAACGACTTGAAGCCGCTGAACGACCGTCTGTATGTTGCCAAGCGCTCCCAAGCTACTGCACCAGCAGCGGCGCACAATGCAGCCACAACGCCCGAAGCGATGTTTTCTTCCATGCGTGGCAGCGGCGGCAACACAGGGCAGCCAGGAGAAGTGATTCACCGTTATCTGGGCAAGGTTGACCCTGCTGATACCGAACAGATAGAGGCCCTGAAGAATGTGTTCTGCGAGCAGTACGCATCCTCCCCGGTGGAGAACATGATGGTCATAACCAAAGACGGAGAAATCCACTTTATGACCGACAATAACCCGCGAGGGGTTGACTGTTCCTATCTGGGTGATAAACTGAAAGGGAGCTACAACATCCACACCCATCCGCCTGATACGACGCAGTATTCTTTCAGCACGGATGCAGACATTCCAGCAGCGTTTTCCGACGGCACGGCTATCATGGAGGCGGTAGATTGCAAATACCGATACCAGTTTGTTGTGCCGAGCGGCATTACGCTTGAACAATGGGAAGCTGTATGCGAAGCAGTGCAGGAAGAACGAAACTCTATTATGACGGCCAGAGGATATGACTTCGGCAGCTACGAAGAAAATATCCAGCACGTCATAATTGACGAAACGTGCCGCAGGCTGGGCGTGAAGTGCTACCGCAGGGAGGCCAGAAAATGAGTTATACAGTTGAGCAGATAAACGAGTTGACCAAAGAAAGCGTTCGCCGCGAAAGGGCTCTTGTTGCTGAGTACAAAAGGACACACTCTGTTCCAAGCCGCGCCACGATTTCCACGCCGGAGATTGATGCAGAACGCGCGGAGCAGAAGCGCTTGTATGGTGAATATCTCAAAGCTCTGGCCCAAAACCAATAACCGTTGACCACGATGCAAACCGCACCGTGGTTTTTTCATGCCCAAAAACAGAAAGGAAAGCACAATGAGCAAGAAGATTTTTATTAGCCAGCCCATGAACGGGCGTTTGAATGCGGAAATCTTGCAGGAGCGCGCAGCCGTGATTCGCTGGGCGGAAGATCAGCTCGGCGAGACCGTAGAGCCGCTGGAAACGTTCTTCGACGACTTCGGCCCCGCCGCAAAGCCTCTGGACTATCTGGCCCGGAGTATCGAGTTTCTCGCAAAGGCCGACGTGGCCGTGTTCGCGCCCGGCTGGCAGGATGCGCGTGGTTGTCGCATTGAACACCAGTGCGCTGCTGACTACGGAATCCCCATCATGGAGGTTTAACCGATGGCCAGCTATTTGATTTCTGACGCGCCCTATGCGTCATGGCTTTCTGACGTTCTGGCGCAGCTGGAAGAGCTGAAGATTGACCGAATTGCAATTGCAGCGCCCTTGCCCGGCGGCGAAGTGTTTACCGGTTATTACCACATGGACATGATGGACAAGGCCGTGGTCGCAACGAACATTCAGGCAGATGCCACGTTGGATGCAGTCTGCGCCAATGGCCGCCGCATTCAGGAGGCATGGGAGGAGGAAGGTGATGACGATGAATAAGTATCTTTACCCGCTGTTGGTAAACGCCCTTAAGAAGCTTCTGGGTATCCATTCGCCGTCTGCGATGTTTGAAGTCGATGCCGAGACTATCGATGCCGTGATTGCGGAAAACGACCTTCACGAGAAGCTGGCTCCAAGCGCGATGCGAAAAGCACCGTGCTATTTTTATGCCCGCTACGGCCGCATGAGGCCAAAGAGGGCGCAATATCAGTCTACCTGCGGACTTAACAAGGCAGGGGCAACAAGTCACAGCGACGAATTAAAACGCTTAGTTGCTGAACCGGAGGTATCCCATGAAAACCAGTGAACTGAAAGACCTTGGACTGAATCAGGAGCAGATCGACGCGGTCTTTAAGCTCAACGGCCTCGACGTGGAAAACGCCAAGGCCCCCATCGCCACGCTGACGGCGGAACGTGACGACCTGAAAGCCCGCTTGGCAACCGCAGAGGACACCCTGAAAGGCTTCGATGGCAAGTCTGCCGATGAAGTCAAGGCGGAAATCGCCCAGTACAAGAAGCAGGCCGAAGATGCCGGTAAGAACTTCCAGCTCCAGATGACCCAGCGTGACCAGCGCGATTGGGTCAACGGCCAGCTGGACAAGTACGGCGTTTCCTCTCCCTACGCCCGCCGCCAGCTCGCCGCTGACGTGATGGACGAAAAGGACGGTCTGAAGTGGAAGGATGGCGCATTTCAGGGCTTCGACGACTTCATGAAGAGCGCAAAGGAAAAGGATTCCGGCCTGTATCAGACCGCCGAGGAAAAGGCGGAAGCTGAGAAGCAGGCGCAGCTCGAAAAGAAGGCTCCGAAAATCGTCGGGCCCACCGGCAACACCACCCCGACGGAAACCAAGTACACCCCGCCCAAAATTTTCTAAACCGAAAGGAAGGTAAACCACTATGGCAAGAATCGAATCCCTTAGCATCCTGACCACCGACACTGGCAAGGAGTATCTGGCCGAGCTGTATGGCAAGGTCATTGAGAACGTGCAGAAAGCGCTGGTTTCTGCTGGCATGAAGAATACCGACCTGTCCGGCGACCCGACCGCTGGCACTGTGGAGGCAAAGCGCTTTGCAAACGCCACCTCTGCAAACTATGGCACTGCCCGCAAGGCTGGCAAAGGCAGCCAGATCAAGGCAAAGTCCGTGACCGTTGCTATCGACACCGACAAGGAAATCGTCGAAGAGATGGAAGAGAAGGATGTCAAGCTGTATGGCGTTAACGGCGTTCTTGACCGCCGCGCTGCAAACCATGTTCTGCGCATGGCCGCAGAGCTGGACAAAGACTTCTTCAAAGCCGCAGACGGTGAAGCCGTCAAGGTGACTGTCGCCGCCGGCACAAGCATCGAAGATGAGCTGGAGCAGGTCATTCAGGAAGCCGAAAACACTGCCAACGATTTTGTGGATGGTGTGCCCCGCGAGATGATGTGTCTGGTGACGTCCACCGCCTACTATGGCAAAATCCGCAACAACCTCGACAAGATGTCTCGCGCCAATGTGGACACTGCTGCTGAGGAGTTCTACGCATGGCACGGTGTCGAGGTCAAGAGCTGCACCCACCTGCCCGCTGGCTGTGACTATATCCTGATGGTTGACGGCTCTGTGGCCCAGCCTGTCATGGCCAACCCCTATACCGCTGAAAAGATTCCGCTGTCCGAGGCGACCGCCGTCAGCCTGTTCTATCACTACGGCACCAAGGTCGTCACCCCTGACCTGATTTTCAAGAAGAAGGGCGCAGAGTAAGAGAAAGGAGCTATCATAATGGCAAAGTTTAAGAACCTCGTTACCGGCAATGTGCTGGAGACTGACAACCCGCTGACCATCAAGCTGATGGAGAACAGCGACCGCTATGAAGCTATGGATGCGCCCGCCGTTGAGGCCGCAGCACCCACCAAGAAGTCCGGCAAGGCAAAGGCCGCAGCGGCAGCCGAAGAGGACGCCTGAGCGGAGGTGTAAACCATGGCGTATGCGGATTATGAGTTCTACACCACCCGGTATTTCGGCGATGAGCTGACCGAGGCGACCGCGCCGAAATGGCTGGAACGTGCGAGCGATGCTGTTGATACCATCACCTTCTACCGGCTGGAAAAAGGGCTTCCCGGGGAAGAAGTCCATATTACCCGGGTAAAGAAAGCTGTGTGCGCTCTGGCAGATGTCCTCTATCGCGTTGACCAGCAGCGTGTAGCCACGGCGGCCAGCAAGGACGCGCAGGGCAATCTCCGTGCCGCTGTGTCCTCCATGACCTCCGGCAAGGAATCCGTGTCCTATGTGCAGTCCGTGGAAGCGTCCGTGTATGCAAAAGCAGCATCGGACAGTTCCGCGCTGAATGCGCTGCTGCAACATGAGGCTGAACGGTATCTCGCCAATGTCCCGGACGCGGACGGCATAAATCTGCTCTATGCGGGGGTGAGATGATGCACGACCAGACCGTTACCCTGTACAACTACCATGAGCCGACCGGCTGCTGGTACACCACCGTTCTGGACAATGTGACGCTGACGGCTGCGAGGTCGAGCAGCGCCACGCAGCACGGCGCGGCAAACGGTGACACGTTGTCCATCTCCATCCCGGCAACAGCAGACAAGACGGCAGGCTCCCGCCGGTACATCGGCCCGAAAGCCTACTCTGCTCGGGACGCACCCGGCGAGTTCTTCACGTTCTGGCCGGAGCATGATTTTGTCGTTGTGGGCAGATGCCCACTTGAGCAGCCGGTGTCCGAGGATGACTACGACAACGGCCTATACCACGAAATGAACCGTGAACAGGATGAAGTCTATATGATTACGTCCGCAGCGTTCTACGGCCTCATTCCGCACTTTGAAGTGGAGGGACGGTAAATGGCTGATACCGAGCATTTCCAGAACTTCTCTTGCGTTCACGGCCATTTCACCGCTGAAGTTCACTTTGACCGGTTCTCCCGGCAGTTCGCAGCCGCGCAGCAGTGGCTCGCAGAACAGGTTCTTGCAGACTGCAAGCCTTTCATGCCGATGGAGACCGGCAGCCTGATTCAGCGGTCGTATGTGGACGATGGAGGCCGAAAGGTCGTATTCCCCGGCCCCTATGCACGGTATCTGTACGGCGGCGTGGTCATGGTCGATGCCGAGACTGGAAAGGGATCTATGAAAATCCCGGATGGGTCTGGCGGCTATCTTCTGCGCTTCCGCAAGGGTGCAACGCTGAAGCCGACCAGCAGGCCCCTGACCTACTCGACCACGGCAAACCCGCAGGCTACGGACCACTGGTTCGATGCTGCAAAGGCAGCCAATCAGGATTACTGGCTGGAACAGGTAAAACGCATAGGAGGTGGAGGCGAAGATGCCTAAAGAAAAACAGGTGCGATTTGACGTTGACGGTTCCGAGATCGTGAGCAAGGTGCTGCTGGAGCTGCTCAATAAATGCCCGGCACTGTGCGGCAAGAAGGTTGCATTCTCTACGCTGGGAGAGGACGAGGGCCTCGGCTTCTTTCCGTCCGTTGGTGCAGCCATCACGAGCGAAACGGAAACCATCACCGGCGATGTGCATCAGGTGTGTGCATATCCGTTTGATGTCGTGCTGCGCTGCGCTCCCAAAACCGAAGCAGCGAGAATCCGCTGCAAGGAACTGCTGGATGCCATCGGGCGCTGGCTGGAACGGCAGCCCATCACGGTGAACGGTGAGATGCACACTATGGACGCATACCCGGCTCTGACGGAGGGAAACCGCAAAATCAGGGCCATTTCCCGCACAAGCCCCTCGCACCTGAATGCTGTGTACCAGAACGGCGTTGAGGACTGGCTGTTCTCCGGCAGCCTGAGATACGAAAACAATTTTTGCAGATAAGGAGAGAACAACATGGCAGAGAAAATCGAACGTAAGCTGCTGGCTCACTATATCGATGCCAGCTTTGACACCACCGGGAACACCCCGAAGTATGTCCGTCTGGGTAAGGACCTCGAGGAGTACAACCTCGAACTGAACCCGGACGTTGAGGTGTCGAAAAACATTTGGGGTGAAAGCACCATCAATCACAACGGCTACGAGCCGCAGAGCGAGGTGGACCCCTACTATGCAGTGGAGGGCGACCCGCTGTATGAGAAGCTGGAAGCCATCGCAAATGGTCGTCTGACCGGCAAGGACTGCATGACCACCACCGTTGATGTGCTGGTTGACAGCAAGGGCAAGGTGGCATGGGCATACCGCGAGAAGGTCATGGTCGTTCCTACCTCCGTAGGCGGCGACACCAGCGGTGTGCAGATTCCGTTCACCATTTACAACGCAGGCGAGCGCGTCAAGGGCAACTGGGACACCACGACCAAGGCGTTCACCGAGCTGCCCGGCAGCGATAGCGAATAATCGACAATAAAGCATGAGAACAGGGCGGTCAGCGTGGGGTTGGCCGCCCTATGTTTTTAGGAGGCAATAATGGATATTCAGAAGAACGTGAACTTCCCGCAGCCTGTTGAAAAGCCGGTTGAGAACGTTGGCATCGTTATTGATGATGGCACCGAGGAGGTTCCTATCACGAACCTGCGCGACCAGCGTGTCGGCGTTTTCTATGTGCGCCCGACCGACCTCGGCATCGTGCACCGCTATGACGAGTTTGTGAAGGGCTTCGACAGCATTTTGGAGCCTATCCAGCGCGTGAACCTCAACAGTGACGGCTCTGCAAAGGACAACGACACCACGACCATGGACGCGCTGAAGGAGGCCGAGAAGCGGCTGTCCGATAAGCTGAACGCCCTGTTCGATGGCAACTTTGCAGAGGCGTTTTTCGGAAAAATGAACCCCTTCTCCATCGTGGGCGGTCGCTTCTATTGCGAGGTGGCGATCGAGGCCGTGGGCGCGTATATCGAAAGACGCTTTGACCACGAGATGAACCTCGCACAGAACCGTGTGGAGAAATACACTCACGGCTACCGCACCGGCAAGCATCGGAACGGCGGTAATAAGCGGCGCAGAGGTCCGCAGCAGTGATTGGCGAACTCCCCACCCGGCTTCAGGTCAATGGCACAAGCTATGCTATCCGAACGGATATGCAGGACATCTTGAAGGTCTTGCAAGCGTTCAACGACCCGGAGTTGGAAAATGAGGAAAAGGTCTACATCTGCCTGTTCATCATCTACCGGGATTTCGACAAGATGCCGCAGTCGGATTACAGCGCAGCCTATCAGGCGGCAGCCGACTTCATGGACTGCGGCGTTCACACCGGCAGCTCTAAGGGCCGCCCATCGGTGCGGACTATGGATTGGGAGCAGGACGCGCCTCTTATCTTCCCTGCTATCAACAAGGTGGCCGGGTGCGAGGTGCGCAGCATCCCGCATCTGCATTGGTGGACGTTCATGGGCTACTTCATGGAGATCCATGACGGCGTATTCGCTCAGGTCATGTCCCTGCGGGCAAAAAAGGCCAAGGGCAAGAAGCTGGAAAAATGGGAGCGCGAGTTCTGGGCTGCAAACAAAGACCTGTGCGTCCTGAAGGTCAAACGCTCCAAAGAGGAACAGGAAGAAATCGACCGGCTGAACAAACTGCTGGATTAAGGAGGTGGCAAAATGGCAGGACAGGCAGACGGCTCTATTGTCGTTGATACCGAACTGCAAACCGAAGGTTTTGACAAGGGCAGCCGAGAGATGCAGCGAGCAATCGGTTCCCTGCAAACCAAGGTAAACAACCTCGCACCGACCATGAAAAAGGCCATGCGGGGAAGCGCCAGCGCCTTAGAATCCTTTGATGGCAAGGTCGGGCCAATGCGTGAAACGATTTCCGCACTGGAAGAAAAGCTGGAACAGCTGGGCAAGGCTCGGCTCCCGACTGAGGATTATCAGTGGCTCCAGACGGAGATTGCAAAGGCCGAGAAAGAGCTTGACAAACTGCTCAACAAAGAGGCCGCATACGAGGATTTGGACGTGAGCAAATCTTCGCAGAAGTGGAAAACACTGCAATACAGCATCGAGCAGACCGAACGAAAGCTGGAAGAATACCGGGCCGAGGCGGCGCAGATGGAGGAGAATGGAACCTCTCACACGTCTGGCGCAGATTCTGCGGAGTATGACCAGCTGAGTACGGCTCTCGACGCCGTGAAAGAAAAGCTCGACGGTATGGTGCAGAAAGTGGAGCGCGGCACATCTGCTTTTGCAAAGTTCGGCAGCATTATCGGCAAGGGCGTTGTCGGCGGCCTGAAGGGCATGGTTTCCATGCTGGGTAAGGGCGCGGCAGCCATGCTGAAATTGTCCCTGCGGGCAAAGAAAACGCATTCCAGCTTCAACAATGGAATCGGAACGCTGCTGCGGTATGGTCTGGGCGTTCGCTCTCTGTTCGCCCTCATGAACAAGCTGCGCAGCGCTCTGGTGGACGGCTACAAGAACCTTGCCCGGTATTCCAGCCGGACAAACGCCGCCATATCGTCCCTCATGTCTGCACTGACGAGGCTGAAGAACAGCTTTGCAGCAGCATTCGACCCCATTCTTAGGGCGGCGGCTCCGGCGCTGGTTACGCTTATCAACCTGATTTCTAATGCGGTCTCCAAGATTGGTATGCTGACGGCTGCGCTGACCGGCGCAAAAACGTACACCAAGGCGACCACGATTCAGGAAGATTATGCAAAGTCGCTGGATAAAACATCGCAGTCGGCCAAAAAGGCAAAGGCCGCGCTGGCCAGCTTTGACGAGCTGAACATTCTGGACGACAACAGCAGTGACAGCACGAAGGATGACGGCTCCGTTGACCCATCCAAGATGTTTGAGCAGGTTCCCATCGACAGCGCGGTGCTGGACTTTGCGGACAAGCTGAAAAAGGCATTCGAGGAAGCAGACTGGAAAGGCCTCGGCACTTTACTGGGAGACAAAATCAACGAGCTGGTGGACAGCGTTGATTGGTCTGGCTGGGGAACGAAAATCGGCAAGGGCATGAATGCCGCCATCCAAACACTGTACTACACCGTGGATACGGTGAACTGGGTGAACATCGGCAAGCATCTGGCCGAGGCGGTCAACGGCATCATCAATGAGGTTGACTGGGACATCTTCGGGCGGCTGCTGGCAAAGAAGTTCACTGTGGCGCTGGACGTGGCCGGTGGTTTCCTGAAAGAGCTGGACTGGACAGCTGTGCTTCAGGCGTTCACCAGCGGCTTTTCCGGCTTCTACAGCGAGCTGCAAGAGTGGCTGGAAAGCAAAGACTGGCATCGGATTGGCGAGATCATCACCGCCAAGCTGTCCGACGCGCTGCGCAACGGCAATGTGGAGGGCGCAGTCAAGAGCTTTTTCGACGCTTTCACGGAGGCCATCAACTCGCTGGCCGACCTGATGGATGGCATCGACTTCTATCAGGTGGCAAAAGACCTCGTTGAAATGCTTATCCGGGCCGTGTCCGGCGTGAGCTGGGACGAGCTGACGGAGGCGCTGGGCCGCCTTATCGGCGAATCCGTTGACGCGGTCATTCAGATTTTGGCTGGATCTCTGGCTGATGTGGGCAACTACTTCAAAGAGAAAACGCAGGAGGTCGGAGGCGACGCTGTTGCAGGCTTCTTCTTAGGCATCAAGGACGCTATCTTCGGCGTTGGTGCATGGATTGTAGATAACATTTTCAAGCCGTTCTGGGACGGCATCTGCGCCGCATTTGAGATTCACTCGCCATCCAAGAAGATGGCCGAGATTGGCGGCTACATTATCGCAGGCCTGTTGGACGGCATCAAAGACCTGCCGTCTAAGCTGAAAGCCAAGCTTGACGATGCGCTGGATAAGGTGGTCAGTTGGGGCAGCGACCTGAAGTCCAAAGTCAAGGATGCTGCTGCGGATGCAGTGTCCAAGGCGGTAGACGAGTTCAAGGATTTGGCCTCTAAGCTGAAACTGAAACTGGACGCGGCCATCGACAAGGTGAAGGGCTTTGCAAAGGACATCGCCTCCCGGATGAAGTCCGGCACTGCTGACGCTGTGGCGGATGCAGCCTCCCAGCTGGGCAATCTGGCAGGCAAGGCAAAAGAAAAATTCGACAACACCATCGCCAGAGCAAAGTCCTTCGCGACCGGCCTTATTTCCAAGTTGAAAGGCGGTGCTGCTGACGCTGTGTCTAGCGCGGCCTCGCAGCTTGCAACCATGCCGCAGAAGGTCAAGGAAAAGCTCGACCTCGTGATTCAGAAAGCTGTGTCGTTTGCCGCTGACCTGAAGGAAAAGTTCACGAGCGCTGGCAAAAACGCGCTGGCGGGCATCATCAACGGTATTTCCTCCAAAATCGAGGAAGTCAAGACCTCCATCAGCAACGTGGGTCTCGCCCTCATCAATACCTTCAAAACGCTGCTGGGCATCCACTCGCCCTCGCGTGTCTTTGCCGAACAGGGCGGCTTTATCGCTGCCGGTCTTATTATCGGCATGGAGGGTGCAACGGACGATGTCAAGAAAGCTGCTGCACAGCTGGCGGGCGCTGCCGTTGACGCTGCAACGGACGCTGTTGCAGAGGTCGCCCCGACCACGCTGGAAAAAATCAAGGAAAATCTCGAAAAGATAGAAGATGCCTTTGACGATGACACCGGTCTGGGCAAAATCTACAACACCATCAAGAACCTGTTCAGTATCGACTGGTCGGACATCGACACGTCCGATATTTTGGAGCTGGCCAAGAACATCACGACCCTGTTCTTCGACAGTCTGGACAAGAATGTGCGGCTGTCCATTTCCGACTTCATCAACACCTCTCTGGACTACCTGAACAAAGCCTACGAGCAGGAAGGTCTGCCCGGCCTTATCAAAGCGGGCAAGACCATTATCTCCGGTCTGGCCTCTGGTATGGCTGAGGGCATAAAATACATCGTGGCGAACAGCGGCCAGATTTTCAGTGCCCTGAAAGATGGGATTCTGGTGGCTCTGCAAGGTGTCAACGCGGAGCTGCTCATTGCCGTGGGCGTTATCGCCCTCATTGCTGTGGCTATCGCGGGTGCGTGGAAGTATAGCGAGCAGTTCCGGGATTCCGTTCTGAACGCTGTAAACCGCATCAAGAAAGCGGTCGAAAAGGTCATGGCGGCCATTAAGAAAGCTCTGACACCCATCGTGGAACTGGTGAAGAATGTGTTCACCATGTTGCAAGGTCTGATTGCGCAGCTGTTTGAGCTTGTGGGCAGCATCCTTGCAAAAATCATCGACTGGATTGCGCCGGTCATTACGATCATCGGCAATTTCCTGAGCGATGTTATCACGGTGCTGGGAACCATCATCGGCTATATCGCAAAGCTGCTGACCCCGCTTATCAACGGCATTGGCAAGATTATCTCCACGATTCTGGAATGCCTGCAAAAAATCTGGAACACCCTCAGCGATGCACTGTCCCCGGCATTTGAGGCAATCTGGAAAGTCGTATCGAAAATCTTTGAAACCATCGGGAATCTGCTGCAAACCATTGTGGATGCACTGTCCCCGGCAATTGACGCACTGGCTGAAGCATTCGGCATTATCCTTGACGCGGTGGCCAGTATCGTTTCTGCGGTCGTAGATGCACTAGCTCCGGTCATTCAGGTCATAGCGGAAGCGCTGGGCGGCATCATCACGGTACTGGCAGAGATTGTCGGCGCGGTCGTGGACGCTCTGGCACCGGCCATCAAGCTGATTGGCGATGTGCTGGGAGCGATTTTCGGTGTCATCGCAAAGATTGTCAACCTCGTTTGTGGCGTTCTGAAGCCGGTTATTGACGTGATTTGCGGTGCGCTGAAAGCCATCGGTGATGTGATAAACAACATCTTCAATGGCGTGAAGAACTTGACCAGCAAGGCAGTAGAGACTGGTAAGAACATCATTCAGGGCATCGGAACCGGCATCAAGAATGCTGCAACCGGCCTGTGGAATGGCATCAAGAACGTTGGCAACAACATCGTCAACGGCTTCAAGAATTTCTTCGGCATCCACTCGCCGTCTAAGCTTATGGCCAGTGAAATCGGTGAGTATCTGCCTGCCGGTATTGACGAGGGCATGAAGGACGCCATGCCTGCCCTGCTGTCCAGTGCAGAGGACCAGATGGGCAATCTGGTTGACACTGTGAAGGACGGCGCAGCAGAGGCCAACGGCGCGATCGCTGGCAGCGGTATGCCGCTGCTGTCCGAAGTTTCGGGCAAGGTCGATATCGTGGACGGTCTGGATGATGTTCTGACCCGGTTTTCCGACAAGGTGGCAGACAGCTTTACAAGCCTGCTTGACCGTCTGACGGAAATCACGCAGAGCGCGAACTTCTTCATTCCTGCGGTTGCGACCGGCATGGTCACGCCGTATGGTGTCAGCGGCAGCGCTGGCGGCGGCTCTGGGAACGTTGTGGAGGAAATCCACGCCTCCAACGAGGAAACGACCCGCACCATCGTGCAGGCCATTGGCAGTGCTACGAACAGCATCTGCGCAGCGGTCGAGCAGTACAGCGGCGTGGAGGTAAGCGTGGATGCTGACAGCCTGTCGCAGCATACTGTGGACTACATCAACCGCAAGACCAGGATGTTCGGCACCTCTCCGCTGCTGACCCCTACGGAAGTATAAGGAGGCAAGAACCCTATGAAACCGATTCTTAAAATCGGAAATCATGACTATACCCAGTGGGTAGCAGAGGGTGGCCTTACCCCCACGGACAGCGATGTGGATTCCAGCAAGTCTGGAAGAAACACGCTGGACGCGGTCATGGTCAGAAACAAGCTGGGTCACAAGATGAAATGGTCCGTCACGCTGATGGATATCCCGGAGGAAGTCGCCGCCCAGCTGTCGAAAGACCTGAGCCAGACATTCTTCAGCGCCACATTGCTGGACCCGGATGCAGGGCGATATCTGACCAAGACCTACTACTGCGCGAACCGGCCCTTCGGTGCGCAGCGGTACGACAAGGCCACGAAGAAAACCTACTATGTCGGCATGGCGTTCAACATGACCGAGCAGTAAGGAGGTGATTCTACGAGACAGAGAACAAAGCTGTGGACGGAGCTGGCGGCTCGCGGGCGGTTCAATCTGGATTCCCGCGCCGTCATAGCTGGAAAAGAATACTATAAAATTTCCGCACCGCAGATCAGTCACAGTCTGGCGACCGAGCCGTTCAGCATCGGCAACTGCAATGCGGCCTCTTTGAAGCTGGACGTTCTTCTGGACGATGGAGAAAGCATACCAGACGGCGCTTCGGTGCGCATCATCGCCCGGCTCACCGATTTGGACGTTACAGAGCACACGGAAACGCTGCAATTCGGCGAGTTCATGGTGGACACCTGCAACAAGGAGGAGAATGTCTACTCGCTGTCCTGCTATGATGCGATGCTCAAAACCTCGCAGGCTATGGTGGACGATAACGACAGCGAAAGCGGCTGGCCAAAGTCCATGGCCGTTGTCGTGCAGGAAATTGCGTACCGCATCGGTACGCCGATTGACCCACGCACCCGCATCAACCGAGGGCTGAACTACATGGTTCCTTTCCCGAAAGGCTACACCATGCAGCAGGTCTTAGGATGGATAGGCGCGTGCAACGGCGGCAACTGGACCATCACGGACGATGGAATGCTGCGGCTGGTGACGTTGACCGCACCGCCCACGGAAACCTACCGTATCGTGGATGAATACTATAACGACATCATTACCGGTGACGGCTATGCGCTGGCGTGGGAGCTGTCCAGTGGCAACGGAGAACCCCAGACCCCGGAAACCGGCAGCAGTGTCGGTTCCCTGACCCAAAAAATCTACCCGGTCGTTGACCATGAGTTCAACCGCATCGTCACGGCAGACGGCTTTACGCTGGTCTACGACCAGACCGGCGCAGTTGAAGCTGCGCAAGGCATCGTTCATGTTCCCATGGTGCGCGGCAAAGTCGCGACCGGCAGGCGGCTCAAGGTGTCCAAGGTCACAATGACGGACGAGGAAGGAAATTCTTTTTCCAAGGGCGATGACACCGGATTTGAAATTGCGGTGGATAACTGCCCCTATTCCTGTCAAGGTATCTGCAACGACCTCTATTCCATGTTGAACGGCATTGAGTATGAGCCTTTTACGGCGACAGATGCCCTTTTCGACCCAGCCGCCGAGCTGGGAGATCAGGTCAAAATCGGCGACCAAGTTCACAGCTCCATCTATTCCATGGACGCGACCTTCGATATCGGCTACGCTAACACCATCAGTGCACCGACCAACACCGAGGCGACCCGGCAGTATCCGTATTTAACCCAGCGCGACAAGAACCGGGACAAGGTCTTTTTGGAAATGAGCGCCGACTATGGCGGCGTTGCGATGTCGGCAGATGCCGGTCTGGTTGTCACTAAGACCGGCAGCGCTGCAAAGGCCATGACGGAGGCTCACAGTACACCGGTCTCCCGCGCTGAGGTACAGTATTCGGACGAATACATTGCCATGCGGGCACGGGACACGGAGACCGGGCGCATGGAGGACTGCATCTTTTTCGATGACGAAAAAGAGAAGTACTGCATCACGAAAGCTGTCCTGATAGAACAGGCTGATGAACTGGCAAAGGAGCTGAAAAATTTGGCTGATGAACTGAAATCCATGGAAGGTGGAGAGGGCACAGATGCCGTCACCCTGCCGCAGCTCTTACAGTCCGTCAAGGATGTGCAGGCATCTCTCGCAGAGCAGCGCACCACGCTGGACGGTTTGGAAACCTCTTCGGCCAATATCAAGGAAACGCTGGCTGCTGTGCAGACCGCACTTTCCGACATCAAGACGGCGGCAGCGGGCATCCGGTCTGCTGTGGACAAGAACGCCGCAGCGCTGGCCACGGTGGACACTACGCTGTCCGATGTGAAGAAGTCTCTGGCAGCCGTGCAGACCGATGTGACGGCTCTGAAAAAGACCGCTGCTGCTCAGTCCACAGAGCTGGCCGAGGTTCACACGGCGGTAGACGAGCACACCACCACGCTGTCCGCGATGGATGAAAAGCTGACGGCTACACAAGGAACGCTGGACAATATCTTGACGATTCTGAAAGCAATGTCCGACACACCTAAAGAGCCGACCAGCGGAACCGAAACCTAAAAGGAGGGAATCTAATGTCTGAAAAACGCATTCAGGACTTCGCCACGGCGGCTGACGCTCTGGACGATGACCTGTTGCTTATCGCATCGAAAGACAAAACCTACAACATCAAGGTCAAAACTCTGAAGGATGCTGTACAGGGCGATGCCGACCGCGCAGAGGCCGCAGCGCAGGAGGCCAAAAACACCGCGCAGCAGGTGGCCAAATCCGTTGGCAACATTGAGCAGCGGGCTGCATCTGCTGAGAGCAAAGCGGCCACGGCCGTTACTGCTGCAAATCAGGCTGTGCAGGATGCAGCGGCAGCCCAAAGGTCGGCAAGCAACACCGAAAGCATGGTGTCCACGGCCCAGACCGCAGCATCCGAGGCCAGCACAGCAGCGGTCAAGGCGGGCGATTCCGCAACCGCTGCTGCATCGTCCGCATCGTCGGCGCAGGAGGCCGCAACAAACGCGGCCAGCTCGTCCAAGGCTGCCGTAGAGGCTGCAAATGCCGCAACCACCACGGCGACCGAGGCGAAAACAACTGCCGGTGAAGCAAAGACTGCCGCAGAACAGGCAACGTCTGACGCTGCCGATGCAGCGGCCAACATCAAGACCGCGACCGAGGCGGCCTCGAAGTCTGCTGCATCTGCAAAGACCGCAGAGCTTCAGGCAACCGCAGCGGCTAACACTCTGGCCCAGTTTCAGGAAATCATCGAGAACGGCGTTGTTCAGGACGTTCAGTCCGTTGATGATGGCCTGAAGATTACCTACACCAACGGCGGCACCATCACGCTGCCTATCAAGGCTTCTGGCGGGCTGGCGTTCAGCTCGATGGTCTACGACACAGAAACCCACTATCTGCACCTGTACGATGAAAACGAGAAGGACGTTATCGACCCGGTATACATTCCGGGCGGCGGTGGCGGCGGCTCCGGTGGTTCTTCCGGCGTTACCCTGACGAACGAAACCTACGTCAACGGCGAAAAGGCACTGTCCTTCGCCATTGCGCAGGGCCAGACAACCGAGCTGTCCTACACCTTCACCGATACCGACCCGGACTTCGGCGGCGCTGCTGCCTACTATGTCAACGGTGTTCAGGTGGCAACGGCCAACATTGTGCAGAGCGTGAAAATCACCTTCAATCCGACAGAATGGCTGGTTGCCGGTGACAACAAAATCCGCGTTGTGGTTACGGATGAAAACGGCGCGACCGGCTCCAAGACATGGACAGTTTCCGTCCTGACCGTTTCCGTGTCTGCTACACTGTCGGAATCTACGCTGTACACGGTCGGAACCGCGTTCCGCATCAGCTACACCCCGGTCGGCTCCGGCATGAGCAAGACCACGCACTTCCTTGTGGACGGCAAACAGGTAGCAGAGGCTACCACGACCTACTCTGGTCGTCAGCTGGTGCAGAACCTGACCATCAGCAAGCACGGCGCTCACGACATCGACATCTACACGACCACCACGGCCAGCGGTAGCACCATCACAAGCCCTACCGTGCACTTCTGTATCGCGGTCGTGGATGCTGCAAGCAATGTGCCTATCATCACGGTCAAGGACAAAAAGCCCTCCGGCCGCGTGTATATGACCGCTGCTATCCAGTATATGGTCTATGACCCCAGTACCGAGCAGGCCAGCGTGAAGCAGTCCGTTGACGGCGTAGAAACCGCTCTGACGGTGGGCCGCAGCTTGCAGTCGTGGGCATACAAGCCGCGCACCGAGGGCGAACACGCCCTGAAGCTGACCTGCGGCGAAACGTCCGTCACCATGACCTACACGGCCACCGCGCTGGGCTATGACATCCATCCGGCCAACGTGGACGCGAAGTTTGACTTTGACCCGTCGGGCCGCTCCAACTCCGCAGCAGACCGCGATACATGGGTTTCTAACGGCGTTTCCCTGACTGTGGACAAAGGCTTCGACTGGACGAACGGCGGCTATCAGCAGGACACTGACGGCAACACGGCTTTTGTCATCCGCGCCGGTCATACTGCAACCATCAACTACAACCTGTTCGGCTCGACCAATCTTCAGGCCTATGGCGCGTCTTTCAAGATGATTTACACAGCCAAGAATGTGCGCAAGTTTGACGCTGTGGTCGCACAGTGCCTTTCGGACGGCATCGGTCTGGATGCAAACGCCAAGGAAGTGACTCTGTCCACGGAGCAGACCGGCATCAGCCAGTTTGTTTGCGAGGGCGAGCGCACGGAGCTGGTCTACAACATCACCAGCCGCAGCAAGAACAGTGAGCTGTTCTTGAACCTTCAGGGCATTCCGTCCCGGTTCGCTACCTACTCGGAGAGCGACCGTCTAGCCCAGCGCAACCCGGTCCCGCTGACCATCGGCAGCCCGGATTGTGATGTGTGGCTGTACCGCTGCAAGTTCTACGATATCAGCCTCGGCGATGCCGACATGATGGACAACTTCATTGCGGACGCACCCGACCCGGACGAGATGATAGCTCGGTATGAACGCAATTCTGTGGACGATGGCGCGGGCAACATCATCACCGACTGGAACGCATCGTCCATTGATGAAGCCTACATCGACAATCTGGCAAAGTCCCGGCCTGGTCTGCGTGTCATCAAGCTGCGTGTCCCGCGCTTCACGACCGACAAGAACGACAAGGTTTCCGGCAGCAGCGTGGAGCACCTCCTGTATGGCGCTCGCGCAAAGGACTGCTGGAAGAACGAGAGCGTTGTCCACCGTGGGCAGGGCACGTCCTCCAACGCCTACGGCAAGGCGGGCCGCAACATGGACTTCGACTGCAAGGGCAAGTTCGTCTACACCGAAAACGGCGTGGTCATGGAGGCCGACACCTACGACATGACCGAGAACAGTGTGGGCGAAACCTACTTCAACCTCAAGTTGAACATTGCATCCAGCGAGAACATGAACAATGCTATGCTGGCCGAGCTGTTCAACAAGTACCAGCCGTACATCCGCGCCGCCCGGTCTGCGAATCCCAAGGTGCGCGACACGATGGAGTTCCATCCGTGTGTCGTGTTCGTGTACAACGAGAGCGCCGAGGAAGGTTTCACACAGGGCCAGTGGATTTTCTACGGCGTGGGCGATTTCGGCAACTCCAAGAAGGACAAAAAGGCGCAGGGCCTTGACAGCGCAACGCGCCCGAATGAGTGCATCGTGGAGCTGTGCAACAATACCCATGTCTACAACCGCTTCAAGGGCTATGAGGGTGCGGCAGACGCTTCCAGCTGGGAAAGTGATGACAACCCGAACGCTCCCCTGTCCTTCCGCTACATCGCGGACACCTGTGATGAGGCTGTGGCCCGCAACGCATGGAGCGATGTGGTGAAGTGGGTCTATTCGACCGACCGCACAGCAGCGACCGGCGAAGCGCTGGGCAGCCCTGTGACCTACGGCAGCACGACCTACACCAACGACACGGCAGAATACCGCGCCGCCAAGTTCGTGAACGAGTTTGACCAGCACTTCGAGAGCAAGTCCACCCTGTACCATTACCTGTTCACCTCGTTCTTCACCATGCCGGACAACCGTGCAAAGAACACCTTTCCGCACTGCGAGGATGTGACCGCTGCGCATCCCATCTGGGATTACTGCTTCGGCTACGACTTCGACACGGCCATGGGCAACAACAACGAGGGCGATCTGGCGCTGGACTACGGCATGGAGGACACCGACCAGCTCAACGGCGGCAACGTGTTCAACGCGCAGGATTCTGTCCTGTGGGTCAACGTGCGCGATCTTCTGACCGACCGTCTGAACGCGATGGTCGCGACCCTGACGGAGCTGTTCGATGCTGACCGCCTGAATGTGGCGTTTGACGCATATCAGTCCCTTCGCCCGGAACGCCTGCTCGTTGCAGATGCACGGCGCAAGTATATCCGGCCCTACGAGGATTTGAAGGAGGGCGGCACGGCCATTACCATGTTCATCCCCATGATGAACGGCGACAAACGGCTCCAGCGGCACTACTTCCTCAAATACAACAGCATCTATTTCGCGTCCAAGTGGAACACGGCTGTTGCCCGGAACGACAAAATCACCCTGCGTGGCTTCGCAAGCCCGACCGGCGAGATTGCCGCGATCACCATCACGCCGTACTCTGACCTGTATGCGTCTATCTTGTTCGGCTCCATCCTGAAGCAGCAGCGTTGCAAGCGCGGCGAGCCGGTGACGTTGAGCATGAGCAAGGACACGGCGCTGAACGATACCGAAATCTACATCTATTCGGCATCCATGCTGGAAGCTGTGGAGGGCATCGCCAGCGTGTACACCAATCAGGCCGATTTTTCCGCAGCCACCAAGCTGCGTTCTATCGTCATAGGCAGCGATGATTCCAGCTATTCCAACGTCAACCTGACCAGCACAATCAAGCTGGACTTCTCCGCGCTGGCCGTGCTGGAAGAACTGCGCATCGACCATTGCCCGAACCTGAACGCGCCGGTCGATGTGTCTGGCTGCGTGGCGCTGAAGGTGGCCAGCTTCAAGGGTACGCCGGTCTCCGCTGTCAACTTCGCTGCTGGCAGCGCTCTGGAAGAATGCTATCTGGAAAGCCCGGTCAGCCTGACGCTGCGCAATATCATCAGCCATCCCATCATCAGATCGCTTTCACTCTCAACGATTGCCATATTCTTGTCCTCCTATCAAAGATGAGTTGCCAGCCCGGTAACACGGGTGAAGTTCTCCTGCAACGTGTCGCAGAACACGCCATTGACCACCTCGACATCGGTATTCTTGTCATCAATCCAGCGGCCCGTGCGGGTGATCCGGCCATTGGTGTGCTTGAAGAACCGCATCGTGTAATCGTCCATCGGGGTCAGAGTGATGTAAAGGCGATTCGCGCCGCTGGCGTTACGCGGCAGGGCCATACGGAGTGTGTTACCGTCCGAAACAAAGTTCTTGGCCCCGGTCATCATAACGAATCCCGGCCCGCCCAGCTGATTGAGAATAGTAGTTGCAATGCTCATGGTGAAACCCTCCTGTTAAATGTCCTCAACCTGTACACTCTTGATGCTGCCCTCGATAAAGCCGCGTCCACGCAGATGCTCACAACTCCAGCAGAAACCGATTGCCCGTTCCCGCATGGTGTAGGCGGCTGCGGCTTTACGGTTTTCGTTGAATGCTACCCGGATTTCCTCTGCCCGGTCATCGTCCAGCAGGATGGACGCGCAAGCTTCGCCAATCTCGCCATTGATGCCGTGCTTCATGTCCTTGGAATCGTAAGTAAAGATTACCTTTTTCATTGTTTTGCCCTCCTCAGTGCAGCTGGGCGCTGTGCTGGTTGTAGGTGACGGTATACACGCCGCTCTGCTTGGCGATCTGGATGTTGCTCACCACGACACGCTTCAGGCCGAACTTCCGGCGAACGAATTCCTTGACCAGCGGAGAAGCCTTTTCTGGAAGGTGCTTCTTGATGCGGCAGTCACGGCGGCAGTAGCGCTCGAAGCGCTTTTCATTGGCTGCGGTGGCCTCCTCTCGCGTTCCGTAGAACACGGAATCGTCGCGGTTGCTGCTCAGCTTGTAGAACTTCTCGCAGGAGATGACATCCAACCGGTTGTTCCAGATGACATCGCCGCGCTGGTTATCGTTGGGATTGACGTTGTCAGCGGCGATGCCGACCACGAGCTTCAGACCTTCCAGCTGGTTGTAATCTTCCCATTCGGTGAAGCTGTCCAGCAGAACGCGGACAATCTGCTTACCGTCGGTCAGGTCGATGTGAGCGATCTCGCCCTGACTGCCGGACATCGAAGCGGTGTTGATGATATAGCCCTGTGCGATGTAGCTGCTGACAGTCTCGGTGAACTTGCGGTTGATATCGATGTACTTCATTGTGTTACCCTCTTGTCTTTCTGGCCTTACTCTGATAAAATAGAGGGCGGCCGGGGTAAGGCTCCCGGCTCGCCGTTGTTTCGGTGTTGAAGATCAGTTGCTTTGGACGGTGGCTGGTCTTCTTTTTTTTTATTCCTCCATGATTTTCTTGACGCTCTCTCTAAGCTCTTCCAGCGTGTCGCACTTCTCGATGAGTTCGAGGATTGCTTTGAGCAACGCCTTGGTTACGTTCATGTCTTCCATTCACCTCACTCCTTTCCGTAAGGGGCTTTCGCTCTCTGCCTTACATCTACATTGTACACCTTTTCGGTTTACTTGTCAATAGTTTTGATAAACTTTTTTGATTTACTTTGAAATAAAAGAGGTTGACAAGTAATTGATTTTGGTGTACTCTATACATGAAAGGAGTGGATGAACACATGACAGTGTCGGACATCATCAAGGGGCTGCTTTCCATGACAGGGAAGAAGCAGACAGATCTGGCTGAAGTCCTCGGTATGAGCAGCAAGCAGGCAATGAGCAACAAGGTGCGCATGAACCGCTGGTCGGCGGATGACCTTATCAAGGCAGCAGAACTGTGCGGCGGCAAGGTTGCAATCATCATGCCGGATGGGCAGACCATCCAGCTGCGCAATGATGAAGATGAAAAAAGCCCGGACGAATAAACGTCCGGGCAGGGGAGATGTGCTTACTTTTTGCGGCTCTTGCTCACCGTTTTCGGGATTCGCCGGACCTCTTTTACTCTGCGCACCTCATTCGGCTCATAAATAAGTAAGTCGCTGAGTGTGCAGTCCAGGGCTTCACAGATAAGGTCGAGGTCATCCAGATTGACCCGATCGGAGAAGTCATGGTACATTTCGTTGATGGTCTGGCTGCGGATCCCGGTGGCGCGAGCAAGTTCACTCTGCGTCATCCGCCGTTCGCCAAGGCGGGTGGACAGCATAATCCTAATCATAGCCTGTATCTCCTTTGCCAAGAATTTTACCGATTTGAAACCGGCTTGTCAGGATTTTGGCAGAAAAATACAGAATATGGCAAATTAGAACGAAATACGGAAAACTGAAACGAAAAAAGGCCCGGAACCTGCGTGTGTAACGCAAGGCTCCGGGCCTTTTTCAATGCCGATTAGTGAGCGTCGGTTTTCTATCGACTGTTGGAAGAGGACAAAGCAAAACGAACACAGAACCCACCATGCAGATGGAACTGTGTTCGCCTAGCTCTCTAATGGTTGGGGATGAGAGAATCGAACTCCCACAAGTAGAGTCAGAGTCTACCGCACTACCACTATGCAAATCCCCAATATTCGATTGCGTTTCGCAGTGTGAGCCGCTCAACGTGTGCTATTATACGCGGAAAAGTGATACTTGTCAAGCGTGATTTTGAAAAAATTGCAAACTTTTTTAAAATGCGCGCACCAGCGGAGAAGTTTCTGCTTTACCATAAACTGGCATATTCTGCACCGGTCTCTTCATATACTAAAATGTACAAACCTTCAAGATACACAAAGAAGAGGAGGACGGCCTATGCTGGAACGAACCCATGCCCAGAACACCCAAACTTTGCTTTCGAGCCGCATCCCGCGGGATACCGAGCACGAACGTTATCACCCAGAACTGGAAGAAGAGCTGAAGGAATGTCTGTTCTGCCTGCGGCGCAATGAGATGATGTTTGATCTGGAGGTGGATACAGACCTGATCGAGCAGCGCATTTACGAGCGGCAGGCGCTTTTGTGCCGCTACCGGTACTTACTGGCCAGGGCGCGGGAGCTGGGGCTGCACACCGTCCTGACGAAGTATCAGCCTGCTGGACAGGTTTGA